ATTATACGGCGTCTAAGTCCAAAAACTGGTCCTACCGCTAAATAGTCCTTGGAAGCAAGACCCGATCACCTTGCAAAAACCCGCGGGAGTATATACTCAAATGGCAAATACCATTATTTTAAAGCGTAGTGCGACACAGGGCAATGTGCCAACCACAGCCCAACTCGAACTAGGCGAAATCGCTATCAACACATATGATGGCAAAGTGTTTATTAAAAAATCAGTGGCAGGCACACCTAGCATTGTTGAAGTTGGTGCAGTAAAAAGCGTCAACACTTTGACAGGTGCTGTAGTTCTTGACACCGACGACGTTTCAGAAGGTTCAACAAACCAGTATTTCACCAACGCCAGAGTGCGTTCAGCCGTAAGTGCTGGCACAGGTATCAGTTTCAACAGTTCAACTGGTGCAATCGCAACAGTTCAAAACATTGCAACATCAGCATCACCTGAGTTTGCTGGTTTGACACTGACAGGCACAGGCACAGTTCGTAACATCCTGCCTTACGCCAACAACACCTATGACATTGGTTCACCAACAATGACGTTCCGACACGTTTATGTTGGTCCAGGTTCTTTGTATGTTAACGGCAAGCAAGTTATTACAGACGACTCAGGCACAATTACAGTTTCTACAGACCTTGACCAAAACCTACAGTTCAAGACCACAGGTTCAGGTGCGTTGCAACTAGTCTGCGGTGCATCAGGCACAATCACAATGAACGGCACAGTTCAGATTGCTTCAGGCAACAACATCACTGACTCAGCAGGTGTAAAAGTTCAGTTTGGCGATGCCATTGAAATGAACAGCAACAAGATCATTGGTCTTGGTGCTCCAAGTGCTTCAACAGATGCTGCCACAAAAGGTTATGTTGATACACAAGTCAGCGCAATCAGCACCAGCAGTATTACACAAGGTAACTCAAACGTTACAGTAACTGATTCAGGCACAGGCACAGTAACAGTTAGTGTTGACGGTTCAACTGCATTGACAGTGACTTCAGCAGGTGTTACAGTGGCCGGCAACTTGACAGTTTCAGGAACAACTACAACAGTTAATTCCAACACAGTTTCAATTGCTGACAATATTGTTACATTGAACAGCGATGCAGATGGTGCACCATCACAGAACGCTGGTATCGAAGTTGAGCGTGGTGATGAAGCCAACGTTCAAGTTCGCTGGAACGAAGGTTCTGACGTATGGCAGTTTACCAATGATGGTGCAACTTATGTTCAGATTGCAACCAGCACTGACACATTGTCAGAAGGTTCAACAAACCTTTATCACACAACTGCTAGAGCACGTGGAGCCGTAAGTGCTTCTACATCAACTGGTGTTGCTTACAATTCAACCACAGGTGTAATCAGCCTTGGTTCAATTCCAAACAGCGCACTAAGCAACAACAGCATCACTATCAACGGTAGTGCCGTTGCATTGGGCGGAACACGCACATTGGGCACAGATGATGTTGCAGAAGGCGCAACAAACCTTTACCATACAACTGCTAGAGCACGTGGTGCCGTAAGTGCTGGCACAGGTGTTTCATACAACAGTTCGACTGGTGTTATCAGTGCAGACACTTCTGTAATGGCTACCAAGTCATATGTTGACACAGCAGTGGCTGGCAAAGACAACACAGATGAAATCACAGAAGGTTCAACAAACCTTTACTTCACTAACGCTCGCGCTCGTTCAGCAATCAGCGTAAGTGGTTCACTGTCATACAACAGCACAACTGGTGTAGTTTCTTACACAACACCAAGCACATCAGGCATCACTGAAGGTTCAAACCTTTACTACACAGATGCTCGTGCAAGAGCCGCTGTAAGTGCTGGCACAGGTATTTCATACAACAGTTCAACTGGCGTTATTACCAACACAATCACACAATACACAGATTCATTGGCTCGTGCCGCATTGAGTTTCACAGCAGGTTCAGGTGGTTACAACAGTTCAACTGGTGTTATCACAATTCCTACTAACAACAACCAACTGACCAACGGTGCAGGTTACGTTACAAGTTCAGGTGTTACCAGTGTTGCAACAGGTAACGGTTTGTCAGGTGGCACAATCACTGGCACAGGCACATTGACAATGAGTGGTTCTTACACAGGCAACTTTGCTGTGACAGGTAACATTACTGCCACAGGTGAAGTAACTGCTTACTACTCTGACCAACGTTTGAAGACAGACATCAATCCAATCGAAGGTGCTCTAAGCAAGGTCATGGCAATTGGTGGTTACACATACAAGGCCAACGAACTTGCGGCCGATTTGGGTGTTTCAAACTTTGATAACCAAATTGGTTTGCTTGCTCAAGAAGTTGAAGCAGTTATGCCAGAATTGGTCACTCAGTCTGCATTGGCTGGTTACAAGACCATCCGTTATGACAAAGTGGTTTCAGTGCTAGTTGAAGCGATCAAAGAGCAACAAGCAATGATCGAAGAACTTCGCCTCGAGGTGAAGAAGACTCTGCATTAAGAACTAAGTAGGCAAGGAGAATACTATGCCAAGAGCACTTCCTGCTACAGGTTCAGCAAAGTCCATGGGTCGTGTGCGTAAAGCATTTTTTGGTTCAAAGCCCGGTGGCGGCAGCAACATTGCGTTGCGCGGCACACTGGGTGCCCAAAGAGGCATCACAACAGGCTCAGTATCAATGAGCGGGTTGCTGGGCGGCTACTACGCACCATATGACACCGACGACAACGACAACTAAACCAGTCAAGTAGCAAATCTAAAAGGGCACAGAAATGTGCCCTTTTTTCTTTTCTGGTCTAAACATCAAGTCTTTCCAAAGATACATAATTCTACTATTAGGAGGGCTTATGAGCAATTCAGCCGAAGACATCGTTAACAATGCCAGAAACATACAGGCTGGCATGCCGTTTAGAACCGACTTTGAACGTGAAAATTTTCTTTTCAATACTGTTGAAGGACCAAGACTGATTTTGGTTCTTTGCCAAGACTTGGAACAACTCAACAGCGTGTATGAAAACTGCAGGTTTGATTGGGAAAAGAAACAGGTGCTTGACGAAATGACCATTGTCAACAACAAGGTCAAAGAACTACAAGAACAATATGGCACTGATATTGCTCGTGTTGTTGAAGAAGATGAACCAAATTATTGGGCAGAGTCTATGGCTCGTCGGGCCGCAATTGAAGCACTAACACAAAAAATGACGCACGACACCATGGCCGATATGTTAAATCTTCCACTGCCAATCTACGAAGCCGCTGTAACCAAGTGTCAAACTTACATCAACGTAGTTTCTAAAACTACCAGGGCCGCAGAGCGCAAAGCAAACATGGCTTCAAGACCCGAAGTTGATGACGACGAAGAATAAATGGTTTTTGGAAGTTCTGTTTTTCAAGAAGCGGCACACAGCGAACTAACACCTGGCCGTGTTGTAATCTGTGTGCCAACCAATGGCTTAGTTCACGCACAATTTACTTACTGTCTTATTGAAGCCATACGTTACACAGAAAGTCAAGGTGTATCAGTTCATGTTAACATGGACGAAGGCACAGTTTTAAGCAATCAACGCCAGCATTTGGCCTATACAGCGGTTGTAGATCATCGTGCCGATCACATCATGTGGTTGGACAGCGACATGACATTTCCTGCAGATGTGATATTGCAACTGCTAAAACACAATCGAGATGTGGTATGTGCCACTTACAGCAAACGAGTTGAACCTTTTCACGCTACAGCATTCATAGACATTGATCCAGTGGTGCCTGTTCCTATAAAAGGACGCCTAAAGCGTGTGCGTTATGCAGGCATGGGCTGTATGTTAGTCAACGCTGATGTCATGCATCGCTTGCCAACACCTTGGTTTCCGCTGATCTGGCACGAACCCAGTCAAAGTTGGCACGGCGAAGATATGGGTTTTTGTGATTTGTTAGAAAAAGAAAATGTTTCCATTTACTGTGATATTGAATTGAGTCTCACAGTTGGTCACATTGGTCAGCAAGAATTTCTGTTGAATCGGGAAGACTAACAAAAAATCCACACCAACGATTTAGACGTTTTAAATTTATACCAGCACTGACATGGTATTCGGGCAGTTTATAATCTCTGACAATGTCTCGCATATAAGCACCGTCGATGACTGTGCTTTTGACCAGCAGACTTTTTAACTCGAGGTCTTCGCAGGCAATTCTAACAATGGGATGTTGCCAATCGCTGTCTAACACACGCTTTCTAACTTCTAGATACCATCTTTCAGCGTAAGTCACTGCAGGTTTGTAAATTGAATTAAGAAAAGGATTGTTCAGCGCAGGATGCATACAAGAAAACAGTGGCACCTGATAGTGTGGCCCCGAATACAGTTCAGTTGATACTGTGTTTTTAATCAGCCTTAGAGTCATTGTAAACAATGCTTTCTAGTGCATTCTTAAATGCACGACTACTAAACATTTTGCCGGTATTTCTATGCAACGGTGTGGGCCAAGAATTTATGTCAATCCAGCAATAGCCTGCGCTTTCTTCGTTGAGTTCAGGAACAAACTCCTCTTCGCACAGTATAAGATAACTCACATGTCTGAATCTATTGTCTTTGGAAACAAAAGTATAGATATGGCTGATAGCAACAGTATCTGGAACACCAGGCCAACCTAGTTCTTCGCAGAGTTCTCGCTTGAGGCCTTCTAAATCGCCTTCATTGCCTATTAGGCGTCCGCCCCAAAGTCCCCAACACATACTATGACGCTCGATTTCACTGCGTAACTGCATCAGTGCTCGTTTGGTTTTACGACTTACTATTAAAGCACCAACTGCTCGCATGTTCTTTCCTTAGTGAACAATACGCCAATAACCTTCTTCAAAGATTCCTTCAATGGCCACTACCCAATTAGTGCCAGTATAGTAAAGTTTCTTCATGGTGTTGGCGTTTGTTGTATATTCACTAGCATTTACCGCCGATGCATCAAACGATACTACCCAATTTGTGCCGTTGTATTCAACAATGTCATTGGCGTCGGCTTCGAGCATGCCCCAAGGACCAGCGGCAAAGGGCACAGTATGGTCAGTCAGTAGATATCGTTGACCAGCGGCTGGTGCTGGCAAACTTCCTGCACCAGGCCTGCTACGCTGTGGGTTGATAACACCGTTTACCATTAACACAGTATCCGCGGGCAATGTGTCAGTGTTAAGAGTGTAACTTAACACATTGGGATTGGTTTCCACCTCATTGACAACAACCACTACTTCTTCGGCATTTTCGCTAATTGGATCCGGACCAAGTTTTAACCTGATTTCTGTGATGCCATTTTTCAACCCGCTGTGCATGGCAAAGTGTTCGTGCCAACTCAACAAACTGCCGTCACCTTTGACTTTGTCAATGTTGGTCATATCGCTGTTTAACAACTCGATGCTGTCTTCGTTTACACGAATATGTCGATCTTCAAAAGTAATCCATTGCCGAACTGGGCTACGGTTAATGCTGACGTTGATAGCGTCAATGTCAATGTCTGCGCCAATGTCAGCATAGGCATTGGCCAAAATACTGTGAATCAAGACTTGACGCTTAACTTTGGCAGGCGGACTTAGAAAAATTGGAAGTTGATAGATCAAACTGGCTACATCAATAATTTCGTCGTTACCCTGCGGAATACTTCTAGCAGTCCAGGTAATGTTGATCAACTCAACCACACCTAAACTAGTCCAGTCAAAGGGATTTTGGCTACTTTGCAGGTTAACACTGGGATTGAATAACAGTAGGATTTGTTCTAGTAACTGTAGTTTTTGTTCGGTGTTACTGGTCCAAATGTCTACGTTCAATGTCAAGTCATAAGGAATAGGACTATGTCGTTCCAGTGTGTAGGTTTCACCTACAGTATTTTCATATGTGCCGTCATCTTGATTGTAGAGTTTTTCGTAGACTTGAACACGATCTTTATATGTAGGAGTCATTCTACGTTCAGCATTGGGCAATAATTCAGCAATGTAGCAACTGATAAAAGGAACTGTGTTGATCTTGTTCTCAGAATTTTGTTTCACAATGTGAGAAGCCATTCTACTG